GGATTCACATTACGATACAGCAAGCCAGTACGGTCTAGGAAAGTATCAGCACCGACTTTGAATCGGGCTGAGCCTGTTAGAATCTGCTCATCAAAGCCAGAGGATAAATCCAGCTTTAACTTGTTTGCCGTCACGGTATGAGTTGCCGAGTTTGAGCCGGATGTATCGCGGTATTTCACTTGAAAATCAACAGCATTAAGGGCTTTTAATTCAACCTGCTGACCTTGAATACCTGACGTTTGTGGAGAATAAAAAGACATATTTCCTCGCTAGGCAGCCGCATAGGTAGCCATAGGTGTAAAGGTTTGCACAAATCTGCTCGCTGAACTTTTTGGTGTGACTTCAACTGCGCCAGTAGCATAGATAATGGTGCCTTGCACTTGACCACGGCTATTCACTAGATTACCCATAGTTGCATTCACCGGCACATCTGTCAGGGTTACGGACCCTGTAATCCCCTCACTGCTTTGAAGTGGGATTTTTAACTCAACACTATTTGGCTGAATTGCTGGTCCGGTACCAATGGTAAAGGTCAGCTTTTGATTTACAGGAGCAACATCCATCTTGGTCTGCTCAAGTGAGGATCCATAGTTATAAATCACCGAAAAGACTGTGCCTTTCTGTGGCAGCTTGTTTGGAATAATCTTGCCTATACCGGTGGCATAGTTGATTTCACCTGTAGCATCTCCAGTAAACTTGCCCTGCGCATTCGAAGTCGCTGTTTTGGACTCACCTTCTAGCGTCCAATTGATGGTGATACCCGGCAATACACCTGGTCGACCCAAATCGAAAGCAAAGGCAGCTTTTTCTACACTTAGGTTGGATCGTACAAAAGTGATAATCGGTGTGCCCCAGTTCAGCAGGATCGGCGTATCTACATCCGGCAAAGCACCTGTGGGGAGTAACCATGACCCAGTTTCATAGTTGATCATGCCCGAACCAAAAGACGGACTTGAGGCTTTTAATTGCCCTGAACCATCATCTTTAAGCTCATAGAACTTGCCCTGCGACATGTATGAAATCGAAAGTGCACCAGGTGCAGGAATTGGAATTAAAACTCCGGTCCAGTTGGTGCTTTGGTTATTTTGAGTCACCGGAATGGCATGACTCTGGTAATACTGATTCGGTGCCGCAGCTGGTTTGAATGCAATATTTAGACTCATGGTTCCAGCTGGTGCTGCTGCAGTCCACTGAATTAATCCACGTTGATAATCAATCGTGCCAACTTGTGTGCCTTGCGTGTTCTTAAGCAGGCCACCCTGATCATTAATCTGCTGGCCTTGCAGGCTAAACGACACACTTGATGGAATCACTGCTGAGCCGATATAAAGATTCTGACTGACACCAATCACCATATTCGGGTAATTGACCGTGATCGTGCCTTCATTACCCGCAACTAGCACCACGCTTTCACCTGCAGCATTGACATCAATAATTGGGGTTCCTGTCTGAGCGGAGGGAATCAGCTGAGCAAAAATGCTTTTGGCATTCACTGTGAATTCACCCACATTGGCATCATCTGCCAATGCAGTCGATGAGTAATACAGACCTGTGTCAGCAACAATGGTATCGCGAATGATGGTCTTGGATTTCTCACCGTTGTACCACTGGCGTGCTGAAAGCCCTACAAAATCAATTTCCAATGCATCATTGAGTGAGTAAGTGGCAATCTTGTATTCCACGTTTTTACCATCTACCACCATGACTGCGGTACGAGTTTCAACTTTGGTAATGCGAACATACTGTTCACGCTCTAAAGCTTTACCTTCATCACTGATCAGGACAATCGTATCCCCAACGGATGATTCAACCTCTTGCGGGAACATAGCCACCTGAAGTGATGACATACCTTTCCAGTGGGTGTCCAGTGGTGTACCTGCGATCTGACCGCCTTTAGCCAGGTAACTCTCTACCCGGTTCTGAGCCGACTGGCGCTCATCCGTCCAGTTCTTGGTGCTAAATAGCAGTGCAGATACGTTTGGGTCTTTAGGTAGTTCAGACACAAAGACTGTTGCACCCATGAGTAAATCGGTGTCTTCGGTTGTGACTGCCGGAAAGACCTTGCGCATAGAAACATCACCCATGGTGCGATCCATTTCCGACACATCATTAAACAGGTTATTACTGATGCCATCCTGGACTACTACACCTGAGTATTTACCACCGCCATCAGAGTTATCCGTCAAGCGTTCAGACTTGTAGATTACTAAATCCTTGGTTTCAATCGCCATCGTTTAGCTCCGTAAAGCGTAAGGTCACATTAAAATAATCATCCAGTGATACCGCTGGAATTCCTTTCACCGGTGCAGCCTCTAAAGCCCCATCCTGGTGGTTAAATTTGACGGTGAATTGCCGGCTATCATGTGGTTGTTCAAACTGCAGTCTGAAATTTTCATCTTGCAGCTTGGACCATTCCAAAACAGTCCGTAGTTCACGTAGCTTGATCCAGCCCATTTGTGGATCTGCTGGTTGCAAAGTGATAGGCCGTCCAGACTTCTTTTTGCCCTCCTGAATATGCAAAGTTCCATCCATTGCATAGGCTTGATTCTGCTCAATAGCCTTCCAGGAGAATTCATCAGGCCATAAAAAACCGTCCTCTAATGGGACGGTTTCGGATGTTGCTAAGCGAATGAGTTTCATGTTGATTTCGCTATACCTTTTAATTGGTTTACCAGGCTGGTCATCACATCCTTTTGGCTTGCATCGCCTGTCAGGGATAGGGTTTGACCTCCGAATTGAATGTTGTAATTCACACTATCACCCCCCTTACCATAATCTTTAGTTGATGGTACGGAAGGAATAGACGGCGCATAGTCGTTCAGGCTACTGGAACCGGTAGAGGCTACATTAATAGATCGAAGCAATTCATTGATCTTGTTGGTGCCGTGCTGGGTAGTAATTCCCTTAGCCGCTGCATCGTCATACATCTGTCTCATGAGCGTATCTAGACCACCTACACCGCTATTGCCATAACTGGCCATCTTGGCATCACGATCCGCTTCCATGGCTTGTGACCAGATATTGCCAGCCAGTTTTTTGGCCTGTGCATCGTCATAACCCTGAGATTTCAGCATAGAGATAACATCATTCTTGTTATAAGAATCATAGTCATCCAGACTACCAAGCGATTTACTTTGCTGCTTCATTGCCTTATCAAAGTCACCTTTGGCCTTGTTGACTGCATCGGCCCATTCCTCAGTAGATGACTTAGCGCTGTCTATTGCCCGGGTAGCAGAGTGAACACTGCCCTCAATGCCTTTGACCCCATCACGAACACGATCTGTCGACCGGCGCATACTATCCAGTGACTCATTGGCCTTATCTGTGGCTTTTACAGTAGCCTTACCGGTTTCATCAATCTGCACTTCAAGATTACGCCCGGCATTCATTGCATTTACCGCTGCAATTCTTCCTGCGTCACCGGATGCAGCCGCAGACTGAGCAGCCTTTTCATAAGCTTTCTGAACGCCTTCAGCAGTGGCCTTGCCGCTATCACGAACATTAATAAAATCCATTAATGCTTGAGATTTTCCTTGGTCTCAATGCCTAGTCTTTTGAAAGACTCCGTAACAGGATCGATATCATCAGGCAGTTTTTGAGCTTGCATCTTGATAGCAATGAGGCCTTGCTCTACCTGAGCAGTCGAAACTTTACCTTGATCTCCAAACTCTTGAAGCTTGGCTTTAGCCATATCAATTTCAGCTTGGCTCTTGGCCTTGCTAAGCCAATCCTCCCATGCCTGGTAAAGAACATCACCAGCCTGTTTGCCGGTATACCCTGCCTCACCCAACTTGGTCTTAAGTCCATCCAGTTCATTTTCGGAACTAGAAAAAGACTTAGAAACCTTGTTTAGTGAAACATCCAGATCCACACCAAATAGCTTGGCAGCTGCAGATGCTCTTGAATATGCAGTTTCAGCCACTTGGCCAGATCCAGTATTAGCCTTGTTTAATTCAGCTATACGTAAATCACGGTTATTGGCCAGCTCAGCCTCTTTGGCATTGATGGCGGTAATGGATGCCTGAGCAGAGGCTAAAGCATTTAAATCACCAGATTTTTTGGCCTGTTCAATCTGTTGTTCCAGGAGTGCACGTTCAGCTGCAGCCTGTTTCTGATAAGCCAGATATTCCTCGTCAGCCTTTTTAACATTCTCCTTGGCCAGCTTGAGAGCTTCTTCTTTTTTAGCGGCACTTTCGGCAGCCTGCTCTGCACTCTGACCTGCCTGAACACTAACCTTGCCAGCTTCATCCATAGTAACGATGTAGCCTTGGGTTAATAGATCGGCCTGCATCACGCCGTCCATGACACCGCCATTGGCTTTGATAGCGGCTTCGGCATACGCCTGAACAGCGTTTAGCTTCTCAGACTCTGTGGCTTTTTTCCCATTAACTTCTAATTGTTGATCAGAAAGTAATTGTTCCAACTCCTGCTTGGATAGAGCTAATCTTTCCGCAGTTTTTTGTCCTTGAGTTTGAGCTGCCTCATTTAAGCGCTGAACCCCTTTGGATTGAAAATTTTGAGCCTCACGATCAGCCTCAGCGTAATACTCCTTGGCTTTGTCTTTCATCAAGTCGGCATTGGCTGCGAACTGTTTACTCACATCCCCCCAAGTAAGTGCAGCCATAACACTGTTTGCAGCAGAGGCAAGCATAAAGAAGTTGCCTGTCGCAACTTTAAGGATAATACCGATTGCTGTAAGACCATCGCTTACAAAGCCAAATGTAATTCCCAGTCCTTGGAAAATTCGCTCCAAGAAGCTAACTTGTTCACCTGCAGATGAAACCTCTCCTGTGAACGAGGAAAAAATAGATAACGTGTTTGTTATTGATGTGCCAAGAGTATCGAGAACAACTACACCAAACTCATATACCTGAGTTACCAGGTCTTTAACCGCATCATAAGCAGCAGATATGGCATTTTTGAAGGATTCAATAGTGCTTGCATCAATCCCACCTTGCAAATCACCAATCAGTGAGGCTAGCCCCAAACCCACATCATCCAAGAATACTTTTATAATTCCCAGATTATCTGCCACTACAACCAAGGCATCAGCAACGGTGGCACTTGATCCATTCGCTTGATCCATTTCACCAATAACGATTTGCCATGACGTTGCAATTCGCTGTAAAGCATTACTGATTGTTGTAGGAAATTGATTATAAGTTTCCTGAATCTGTGTAGCTTGGCTCTGAACAGCCTTAATAACTCTTTCAGATGTAAGCTCCCCATTTTCAGCCATCTTACGGAGTTCGCCAGTGGTTGAATTTAGCCCTTTTGCTAACGCTTCGGCCAACCCATAGCCATTCTCCATAATGGAGTTAAATTCTTCACCGCGAAGAACACCGCCCTGCATGGCTTGGATGAATTGCTGTACAGCCGCTTCACTAGCCTGAGCTGAACCACCACCGATCTGAATCGCTTGTGTTACTGTTTTAGTCAGGTTTAGCGCTTGTTGTTGCGTCATCCCCATTTCTTTGCCGACTGTATTCAGTCGGGTAAATAAATCACCTGTTGCCTGTAAGCTAGAATTTGTGGCAAGTGCTACCTGGTGAACACCTGCCATTGCTTGTTGGAAATTACCACCTTCTTTAGTGGCGATTTGAATGCGTACCGATAGGTTGGTATATGAGTCGGCAGCCTCAGCCAACTCACGAAGACCCAAGCCAATACCGATACCACCCATCACCCCAATAAGAGCGGTGTATCCAGTTTTTAAAGCCCCAATACCTTTTTGCGCCGTTTGAGCTGCTGTATCCGTTTCTCTTAAGCTATTGCTGGCTTTACTTACTTCTGCCTGAAATCCACTAAAAGCCTGATCTGCCTGCTGGACTTCTTTTTCTAGTTGATCAACTTGAACCTGCGCCTTTTCAATATCAGCAGGTGATGCTTTAGTTTTTGAAAATGCTTCAAGGTTTTGCTTAGCCTGAGCTAGATCCCCCTTAAGTTGGCCTAATGCCTTCTCAGCCTTATTACCAAAATCTGTAAAGTTCCCTGCTGTAGATTTTGCGTTATCACCAGCATCTTTGATGATTCCAGTAGCAGCATTTAGAGACTGAGAAAGCTTGTCTGCTAATTCACTGGTGCCTTTAGGGATAATATTTCCCATTTCTTTCGAAGCATCGGCAGTTGCTTGTTTTAATCGTTCTGATTCTTGTTTTATTGCATTAAATACTGACTTAGCTGCATCTTCTGATTGCTTAATGTTGCCAACGAAACCTTTAGTGTCGGCATCCATGATTAATTTGAATGTTAAATTTTTACCAGACATGCTGACCTCTAAATTTTAGGCAATAAAAAACCCGCCGAAGCGGGTATTAATAATATGAAGTGGGTTAATATTTTTGACTGTTCCATAACTCATACTGACCAGAGTTGAGTTTTGCTTTGTAACTCATTTCTCTTAAAACCAATAATGCACACCTACATCCACGCGTAGGTTTTTCCCAATGCAGTACTGCTTGTTCTAAAAAAGCATCATCTATATTAAAAATCTTGTTGCTATAAAGCTTACATTCATCTGGTGTGAGATTATCCATGACTGGTGACCACAGTAATTTATATGCACCACCTCGTGTCGGTCTGTTCTTTGCCTGCTTATAGTCTTCAAAAAAACAATGTCTATTAAAAAACCATGCAGCATAATAATCATCAACCTTTATCATCTCAACATCTATCTGATTTCTCAAAAATGGTGGGACCAGTGATATATATCGTTCAACGAATTTTTGATGCAATGCCTCACATTTTTTTAATTTTCTGTTTTTTAAATGCCCGAAAATATCAAGAATTTCGTATTTGTAAAATTTTTTATCAGCATTACACTCAATCCCAATATTGTGCAGTCGCTCTACCTCATCAGCATTAAAAGCGGATTGAAACCACAATTTATGATTGGTTGCTTCTATTTTTGATTGCTCATGAATCATCATTTGCAAACCTGACTCCAAGCTTTCTGAAATTCATCTGAATCCATGTTCTCACCCTCAACAGCAACTATTGTTGTGCTTGCAATAAAGCGCTTAAAGCCTGTATATCCACCAAAACTGTTTTTGCTATTAACCTCGCCACAGTTACCATTATGGTTTCTTATTTCAGCGCCATCCGGGTCTTTTAGAAAGTTCTTTAATGCAATACGTGAATCTGTTTGTATTTGAATTCTCTTCGACTGCTCGGATTGGCTGCTGGTTGCAGTTTTTACTGAGGCTTGGACTGGCTCGGCTTGAGAATCAGAATCATCACTTGCTAAAAAAGGCAAAGCAATAAAAAGCAGTAATGCGAATACCCCCAATAAAATATACGATCGCTTCATATTCACGCCCCCTAAATTATTATTTTCCCATCATAACTTTAGGGTGTTATCCAATCAATCCGAAACCATTTCTTTTTTAAATGATTCAAAACCTTTTTTGTCAGACTGAGCCACACGTGCTGCAACGGCGTTATTGAAAATTCCCTGTTTATACATCTTGTTTGCAGCCTTAACGTAGCCTTGGAATGCGCCGTAGGTCATTTTCATGATCTCGCTATGCTGATGGCCCATTGACACCAAAAACTGGAATGAATCAAACCAGGTGGAGTCATCTTTCTTTTTAATGCCACGTTTTGGTTTTTCGTATTTGAAGTAAGCCTGGTTGATCAGAAGTACCGCTTTTAGCAACTCCTTAGTAGATCTTTAAATCCCTGTTCATCAGTAGCAAGTTCCACCAGTGATTCATTATCCAGATCAGTAACGCATGCCATGGTTGCAACGACTTGCACACCGTGAGCTTTAAATAGCCCTGTCAAAATCTCATCTGAATGATTTTGGTCTTTGATGAAGTTCTTCAATACTTCAGCATGCATTGCCCAGGTGTCAAAGTCTTTTATCTGGATCTGACGCACTTCAATGTCATTGATTTTGATGCTTCGATTTGTTGCTAGGAAAAAATCATTCATGATGGAATCTCGAGATAAATTTTAGACATTAAAAAAGCACCCGAAGGTGCTTTTCTTTTAACTTTGATAAAGGCTGAATTCTATAAAGTCCAACTACCACCTTGTCCCATCTCATAAACGATGAGAATTAAGGCTAGTATCATTAGAACGACAACAACGATTTCTGCTTTCGTTAGCATTTTCGGTGCTCCACTTTTCATCATTCATATGATAAGCAAAGCAAACAATTAATAACATAAATATTACAATAAAATTATTGGATGTTACAAAGATTTAGAAGTTAGGGAAGTTTCTTTAGAGTGTAGCTACCTACTGAAGCATTCAAACATTTCGTTAAGCAACTCAACAAAAAGTTTCAACCGAAAAGCATTCTTACGCAAACCTAGGAACCTATAACTTT